TAGAGATTTCTGATGGCAATGGTGCTAAGTTTCGTATGGTGTTCAAAACTGAGAATTTGGCCAAACTTTTGTCTGGTGCTTATGACGTTCAAATCTCATCTAAAGGTATTTCACACTTCAAAAACAAAAACATCCCATTACAATATTGGGTCACTACTGAAGCTGGTTCCACGTTTGAAGCCGCTTAATTATATTATGAAATTTGTGAAAGGTTTTTGTTATGGAGCAATTGTTATGGACCGAAATCTATCGGCCTAAAACTATCGAAGATTGTATTCTCCCGGAACGGCTAAAGAAGCCGTTTCAGGAGTATGTCAATCAACAAAATATACCAAACCTACTATTGAGTGGTGGTGCTGGTGTAGGCAAAACGACTGTTGCTAAAGCAATGTGCAACGAAGTCGGTTGCGATTATATGGTCATCAATGGTTCTGATGAATCTGGCATCGATACTTTCCGTGTTAAGATTAAGAACTATGCTTCTTCAATGTCACTATCTGGTGGCCGAAAAGTAATCATCATTGACGAAGCTGATTATCTAAACCCAAACTCAACACAACCAGCTTTGCGTAATGCGATTGAAGAATTCGCTAGCAACTGTTCATTCATTTTCACCTGTAATTACAAGAATAGAATCATTGAACCACTCCACTCACGGTGTGCAGTAATTGATTTTGGTTTGAGAAATGGTGAAAAGCAAAAGATGGCCAATGCGTTTTTTAAGCGTATTCAGTCTATTTTGCAAAGTGAAAAAGTTGACGCTGAGGACAAGGTTCTTGCTGAGTTGGTGAAGAAACACTTTCCAGATTTTCGGAGAGTGATTAATGAGTTACAACGTTACAGTCAATTTGGTTCTATTGATACTGGTATCTTGGCACAAATCGCCGATGTATCACTATCTGAAATCATAAAGAGCCTCAAAGAGAAAGATTTCGGTTCTGTTCGTAAATGGGTTGCTACACATGAAGTAGACCCAAATACACTTTACCGTAAACTTTATGATGCAATGTATGATTCGCTGAAGCCACAATCTATTCCTCAAGCGGTTGTTCTTCTTGCTGATTATCAGTACAAGTCAGCCTTTGTTGCTGACCAAGAAATTAATACGGTTGCTTGTTTGACTGAGTTGATGGTGAATTGTGAATTTGTATGATAGATTCGATTTTCAGACCTACTATAGAATGGATTAAAGATGACTGGCGTAGTAATTCGTTTAGATTTATTGTTGAAGTGTTTGCTTGGGCTATTAGTATTGGCTGTAGTATTACCATGGCTCTCACCGTTCCTAACCCACCCCTTATTGTCTTATACCCTATTTGGATTTTGGGTTGTAGTATGTACGCTTGGGCTGCCTATACTCGCCGCAGTTTTGGTATGCTCGCTAATTATCTACTACTTGTCACCATTGACACAACAGGCTTGATTAGAATGTTGTTACAATGAGTGATACACAACATATCATTTCACTAATCAAAGAAGCGCAAAGTATAGCCAGTAAAAATGGTTATACCAACCTTCTTCAACCAGGTTTTGTGAAAGAAATGGTAGTTGCTGACATTCTGGACCATGAAGTACACAAGACAAAACATGAGCCTGATGCCTCTGATAAGAATGACCCGAACATTAAGTACGAATATCTAAGTTGTTTTCAAAATGGCAGCTTTCAGTTTGACCGTATGTTCAAAAGTCCTCCTGAGAAAAGAGAGAAGTCACTACATAGGATTAGTAGAAATCACAAAATATATTGTGCAGTTTTTGATAAGAGTTCACCACTAGATGTTTTAGAAATATATGAAGTAGAACCAGATGTTATGGTCAAAGAGACTGAGAGGCAATTGGATTTGAGTTCAAATGAAATATCTCATGTTGGTTTTAACGTTTCTTGGGCCAGGACAAATGGTAAGAAAGTATTTTAATTATGAGTCCATTTGATTTTGTCAATGAAATATTGAAAGGTAAAAAGCAGTTAATTGTAGACGATTTAACTGAGAAAGAATATACACCATTCATAGTAAATCGCAGCCTTTCTTATCATAAAGACTGTATTGTATTTGCTAATGAAATGAATCAACGCCATTTTCTTGATAAGAAACTCCAGTATGATTTTCTTATAAATACCGTCAGGTCACAGAAACGGCCTTTTGCGAAGTGGATAAAAGCTGAAAAGAGTGAAGATTTGGAATGTATAAAGACTGCCTACAATTTCTCCCTCTCTAAAGCTCGTGACGCTAGCCGTTTACTCAGCAAAGAACAAATCCAAGAATTAAAACAACAAACCCAAACGGGTGGATTAGGAAAGTAAAATGGTTGATTTGACAAAGTTTATTGAAGTAGAACTCAATGAACAAGACGATTTTTTGAAGGTCAGGGAGACACTTACTCGCATTGGAGTATCTTCAAGAAAAGAAAAGGTTTTATATCAGTCTTGTCATATTCTACACAAGCAAGGCAAATATTATATTGTTCATTTTAAAGAATTATTTGCATTAGATGGCAAACCATCAAACATTTCGGAAAACGATATTCAGAGAAGAAACGCTATTGCTAATCTGTTACAAGAGTGGGGGCTGGTCACAATTATGAATCCCCAACTTATGATTGAAAATATTGCTCCTCTACATCAGATTAAAATATTACCGTACAGAGAAAAAGACGACTGGCAATTAGTTACCAAATATAATATCGGTACTAAAAAATAATGAGGGTATTTTATTATGAAAAAAGAAAAAAAAATTACCAAATTAAAAAATCGGTATACTGGTGATATTGTCTTTGCTGAAGATATCAATACTGTAATTAGAAGTGATAATGGCATACAATTTATTCGAGTGTCGGATACTAGAAATCCAGACCGTTATTACCTCGTTAATAAGCAATCTTTTGATATAATTGATGATAAATAGTATTGTGATGCCTTATGGGTCACAAACTATTAACTCGCTTATTAAGGAGAAATACCATGACTTTAACTATTCCCTTTGCTCATTCAACCCTTGGCTTTGAACGTTTTTTTGATGAAGTAGATGCTTTATTGAGAGATACTACTACAACAAAAACACAAACACAATTTCCTCCACACAATATCATCAAATTGGATAACTCACATTATATCGTTGAGTTGGCCGTTGCTGGTTTTAGTAAAGAAGAAATTCATATTACCGTTCACGATGGACGTTTGACGATTAGGGGTAATAAAGCCAATAAAGATGATAGTATTCAATACTTACATCGTGGCATTGGAACAAGGTCTTTTATAAAAACCTTGACTGTCGTTGATACTATTGAGGTTCGTGGTGCCGAATTTATAGATGGCATTCTGCGTATTGGTCTGGAGAACATTATTCCTGACCATAAAAAGCCTCGCACGATTGAGATTGGTTCTGAACTGAAAGAATTCAATCCTCAACTTTTGAATGAAGCGACAGCTTAAATAAAAGGGTGAAAGCCCCTTTTATATTATGATATTAATGGCCAGTCATTTCCACAAAAACTTCCCATTCAACCACGATTCAAGTTGGTTGAAGGCGTGTTATGCTGGCCAACCTTTTGATTCAAGTAACTTATATCAGAAAGTTGACAATCATTGGAATAGCATTGAAAGATATAAAAAATATTTTGAAAATGTTTCGTATGAAAACTTTATTAAAGCCATGGGCCAACAAGCAACAGAATATTGGTTGTTGAATAAAGTAAAAGAATATAATTATATTGGTTGTACAACATATAGACGATATTTGTTACTTGATGAAGGAAACTTTTCTAAAGCTTCAGTCTCAGCTACACAAGAAAGTGCGAATCAGTTTGGTACAGAAAAACAGAAAGAATACCTTTTGAAGGTGTTTGAAGATGTTGATGTGGTAACAAACAACGATACTGTTTTACAATGTTCTATAGAATCTCAATATTTACAATCTCAACCGATTGAATATTGGAATTTATTCAAAAATGCAATTGTTAAATTATTTCCAAAATATGAAAATAAGATTAACTGGTTTAATGATAGTAGAACAATAAACTTTGAAACTTGTTACATAATGAAAACTGCTTGGTTTAAAATGTACGCTGAAGAATTTTTTGAGATTTTAGAATATATCTTTCAAAATGCTTCACAATCTTACCCCACACAAAGAACCACTTCTGAACCTTTTCCTTGGAGATATCCTGGGTTTCTAGGTGAAAGGTTTTTTTCTTTTTTTGTTTATGCAAACTCGCTGAAAAAAATACAAGTGCCATTAGTTGTTTTGCAATGAAAGAAAAGTTTGTTCAAGCTCACATGGAGGCAGCAGGTGTCTATGCTCGT